CTATCCGTGGGATACGCGATGGTTAATGTACCTTGAGTAGAACCATTTATAACGTACCAATACATAGTGTCTGGGGTTGTTTCTGGAATTGTCCAGGTAGTAATTGAAGAACTGGGATATGTAGCTCCTATTTCCCATTTTACGGTATTCGACCTAGAAACGGTATCCACTTGTTTTGTTATAGCGAAACCCCCACTAACGAACGCGGGTACTCCACTGTAGTCGAATCTGTATGTTTTACCTCTGTACAGAGTTGTCGTATCCAAATGGGGTGAAGTACCCGTAAATACCAACACGAAAGGATCGCTTGGAGTACCAGTTCCCGAGAGTCCACTCTGTTCCTCTTCTTCTTCCTCGACCACAGCTTCTACAACAACATAACGCCTCACAGTACTGGAATATCCAAGTGCATCGGTAGCCGTGTAGGTAACAAAGTAAATACCCGGTGTCGTGAGATCCACATTCGTTTCATCGACAGTTATACCACCAACAGCATCGCTCGAAGTCGCACCGAGATCTGTGTAAGTCGAATCCTGGTCGACAGATACATTTGAATTACCATTTATGTTTATTCTAGGTCCCGTCCTGTTTCTTTCCAGGTACACTTCGGGTACAGAGAATAGACGAGCAATGATATTTGTGATACTATCAACCTTTCTTTGGTTACCAGATTCTCTAAGTTCATCTATGACCTCCTGAGAAGTCTTCTGCCTCACTTTGTACCTATAGATAGGTTTACGTGTGATCACAGAAAGCAACCCATTATAAGAATAGTTGTTTCTTCCCATCCTATATTACATAAAGATAAGAAACTTCGAGAATATAGGATGTTAGCTCTTGCTAAGCCAAATTACGTTCCAGTCAGGTTACAAACCAAGAAAGTCACACATAGGCGTCCGGTCCGTGTACAAGCCGCACTTCCAGACCCAGACCTCGCCAACTACGCAGCGTTCCAACTCGCCTCGTGGGTTCTGCCCATGACTATCGCGGGTCGTCTACTCAAGATGGAATATCAGGAAATTGGGGTCGGTCTCGTCGCGATGGGAATCGCCAAAACATTACTAGAGGCGGGTGGTATTATACATTATTAAAGATAACGTACTCCAACCAATAAAATGATTTCATCACTTACACAACTGCATTTTACGCGTCCACGTGTCGTGGTTCGCGCCAAGAAAGACAACTTCATCGAACCCGCCGAGGCTCCGGGTGAGGGAAGGCGAAAGCCGCCTTCGTATGACGAGGACGGAAAACCCAAGAAGGCTGAGGTGGCACACCCCATCAAGGAACTCATCAAAAAGTTCTTCAAAATTGAGGAAATTGATTATGAAAAGTTCCGTAAAGAGAACAAATGGGCAATTCGTCCAAACAAGGATAAAGAATAAGACCGTTAAACGTTAAATGTCACTATCTATCACACCCTTTCAAATTACACGTAATGTTAGAACTAGAGTATTTGTAGATCCCGATCAATACGATACGGAAATTAACACGGCTCGAGGTTTACATTTAAGTAAAATTACTCACACACCTACCCGTAAAACACATAGGGTAACGAAAGAAGAGGTTGTAAATGCACAGAACTTTTGGGCACAATCTATCGTAGATATTTCAAGTTCTTTCCTAACTGGTGGTGATTATGTAAAACTTGCCGGTGAGCGCGCAGAAGAATTGTATGGTTATGAACATTCGAATGTATTATTCAAACCCACCAAGGCTTCCAAGCAACAGTTTCGTCCTACAGCTAACGATGCTATGTCTTATTTTGTGGGACATGACGCTGTAATTGACGGATACAAAGAAGATCAAGGCTTCGCCATCAACGCTAAAAAGGGATTCAGTAAAGTTGTGTTCGATAATCATCAAATTGATTGCCATGATCAAGTAGCGATCGCCATGGGTACGTATGAATTTACGTGTGCCACGACCGGTGAAATTTCAGAAGTAGAATATACGTTTGGTTACAAACGCAACCCCGATGGTAAAGTACGTATCTGTCTTCATCACTCTTCGATTCCGTATGAACCAGGTGAATTGAAAGAAGTAAAGGAGGTACACAACGTAAAACAGAAAATCATCATCGACCCTGCACAGGCCGATCCAGAAGCAAATGAGAGATATAGCGTTATTAACCGGGTATAAATATAAAAACGATGATAAACAATGCTTCTAACTACGAAGAACTCGGATAGACCTCAACGTCTCTATGACGCACACAACATCTTTCAGAACGTCACCATGTACTTCAAAGACCCCTTCATAGGTCTTATCCATGAATTAGAAGATCATAAAGGATTACTATTGGTAAGCGTCTATAGACGCCTGTACTACAAACTCAGTCAAATTGAAAAGGATATCTTCCAGGAACGATTAGAGAATATATGGAAACTCTATCAACTGGAAGATATCGAAATCGTGTATACCGACGGAGACCCTGTGTATCAAAGTTGGTACAAGAGTCCTAGGGCTCGTAAATAAATATAAAGCCCTGTTCACAAAAAATAAATATGTGGACCTGTGCACTCGGGTTGATTCCATATGCGTACCATTATTTTCACACGGAATCATTTATAGCTTACATGGTTCTTCATAATGGACTACTTTTCCATATAGTAGCACCCAATAATATAATTGTTAAATGGTACGATATAACATGTAACAGTGTTTTTATTGTATACGTAAACACGTATGTTTTGAATTTTTACGTGTTTATGTGGAGCTGTATCGCATGTACCTGCTTCGTGTACAATTCCAAATATATCAAACATGAGCAAATCAAGGATTTGATTCATATATTCGGTGTGCAGTTACCTTTGTATCGGGCATTACAACTCAGTAATTTTTAACTTAAAATCCTTATCAAAACCATCGAGACGAATCTTTTTCTCGTCCACAAGACGTTTGATAGTGTATCCAACATCTATATTTTGGTTATACACATCCTCGTGTTTTGGATCAGCGGGTATATTCGGCATGAGCATGGTGAAGGCCATGATTTTCTGTGGCATAGAAAGCTCTCGACTTTGAAGCACCTGTAAAATATGCGTGGGAATCTTGGAGTTCATTACTGTTTATGGGGATTTATTCTTTAATAGTACCACCGCGGGTGCGGAACCCTTCGGTGGTTTTTTACAGAAAATTTTACAGTCACAGCAACTCTTTATACACACAAGTTCCTTTTTAGTCGCGTGACAACGTGAGGGTAACATGATATCTTTGGACATATAGCGTACTATTTGGTCAATGAGTATCATGCTCACTTATTTTTAGGTTTAGGTTTTTTTCGGGTCTTTTTTACTTGTTTCGCGGCACCTACCACGGCAGCGACACTAGCGGCGGCCTTCGAAACGAGAGCTCCTGTGCATATGGGACACGGCATCTTATAACTTTACCAGAGACAATTCTGCTACCTAAGTGAATCCACATTCCATGTATTTTGATCTAAAAATCAAAATGTTCTCCACTTTCGAAAACGATACCGTGTACAAGATTGGCGACTCGTTCACGATGAGAAACATCATGAACATCGTCGACAAAATGAATGTCGCCATGCCTTACCATGAATTCGAACCCGAGTGTATCAGTGAAGGTGGTATCTGCGTGAAAGGGTATGAACCTGGAAAAGAGTACAAGAGTATCCGTCTTTGTTTTGATAACTGGCCTTGGATTTCGCACGGTATCAAAGAAGAAGATCTTGACAGGAAATTGATTCCCAACGACTTTACTGGTAAAGAGAGGCTCTTTTCGAATTACAGGTGTCACCATGGTGCACCCGAGTGGACGAAAGATGAAATGGAACACATTGACAGGATTTTCTGCGAGGAGGGAATGAAGAAAGTTAGAGTTTAGTCAGATTCACCCCATACCCCAGTTCTTCTACGACCGGGTCATTTCGGTAGTCCTCTTTGTAATAAATCTTTTTGATTCCACTACTCGCAAGGGCTTTGAAACAATTGAGACAAGGATAGTGTGTGATGTAGGCTACGGCTTCATCGATGGAGACACCTCTCTTCGCCGCGTCCGTTATGGCGTTAATCTCTGCGTGGATCGTCGCTTGTTCGTGTCCGTTACGTACGATGGATTGATGGTCGGTTCCCGCGAGAAATCCGTTGTAGCCCATACTGATGAGCCTATTGTTCTTGACAAGGACACACCCAACCTTGAGTCGCTCACACGGAGAACGGATGGATGCGAGTTCGGCGGTCCGCATGAAATAATCGTCCCATGAAATCCGATTTTCTTGTGGACGCGGTACATTACGGATGGGTCGTCGATGATCCACCATTTATCTACCTAAGTCACGTATATTTTAAGCTTTTTTCATACAAACATGCCAATCTCACTCATTAACCAACCTGAATTGGTGGACGCCAAGAGGGACCACGATGAGTGGCTGAAAAACGTCTATCCATACTACAGCTACTTCTTCTGTTTAAAGTGCATCCCCGGTAGCGGGTGTCGCGCTAGGACCGTGGAAACTTCTCTGTCCAAGATCGAAGGGTACATTTCCGACGAAGCAAATGCGTTCACTGTCGAAGAGTGTCTCTGTGTGCTTCCCAAGGGGCACAGTGGTCGTTGTCGATCCAACTACAACTCTCCGTGTGAGGTCACTCAAAAGAAGCTGGACTACATTCGCACAACAGAAGGCGAGGCGAAGGGACCCCTGAAAAATCGCGCGTCGAGATTGTATCCCGTGCGTCTGTCAAAAGAGTCCACAAAGTACATGAAAGCTCGCGGTGTTTCTGACGTGGCAATTCCGATCGCAAACTCTTCGACACCGGAGGGTGTTGCGACGTGTCTAATCGACATTTACACGTACCTTCAGAAGGTAAAGGGAGCGTTTGTACATCCACTTTTCGAGCTCAATTGGTACTGGCTCAGAGCTAAATACCCACTAATATCTCGGGACGATACCCTTGTCTGCCCCGTGACCGGAGAACCGATCACGATGGAAATGATAGCTCAAAATGCGAGAGAAAATGAGACGGGGGTTGAGATTGGTCACCTGAACTGTCGAAATGAACGAAGTTTCACCATCAGGGGTATGAACGTATTCTTGATGACCCGTTGGGGTAACCGATTGGTGGGTGAAGAACGTTTTGACTCGCCACTTTTTCGCCAGAAATTACGAAGAGTCGCCGACTACGGAGCTTAAAAATAGACTGCGTATAATTTGTAATGATAGAGATTCGTCACGGTGACTGTCTAGAACAACTCGACCATGTAAAAGATAGGAGCGTACAACTCGTCTGTATAGATCCACCGTATAACATAGGTAAAGATACGTGGGACACCATAGAAAACTATATCGAATGGCTCACGAGTGTCATACAAAAACTCGAAACGAAAATGAAGCGTGACGGGAGTCTCTTCTTTTTTCACAATGACATGGAACAGATCAGTGAACTCATGATTTCTATCAAGAAAAACACGTCACTCGTGTTTAAGAACATGATCACGTGGAACAAACGTTTCGATGGTTCGTCTAAAAAGGGGTACCTCGACGGGTACGTCGTCAAGAACGACATGCACAATTGGAATAAGATGTGTGAATATATCCTTTTTTACACCTTCGATAACTCTACAATCATCCGCGATAAACGTTTGGAACTTGGTGTGAAGCAAACGGACATCTCTAGAGAGATTCTTTCCAAAACTGGGGGTATGACGGGTTGGTATTCCAACATAGAGACGGGTAAGAATATGCCAACAAGAGACACCATAAAACCTATAGAAAAGCACCTGGGTCTCAAATATGAGGATATAGTCCCAAAATTTAACAATCAAAAGACGGATCACTGTGTATGGAACTATGACATGGCAAAGCGTAACGAAATTCACATCACACCTAAACCTGTGGCACTGCTAGAAAATATCATTCGACACACTACCGACGAAGGGGATCTCGTTCTCGATTGCTTCGCTGGTAGTGGGAGTATAGGTGTGGCGTGTAAAAACACGGGGAGAGACTGTTTCATGATAGAAAAGGATGAACGCTATGTAAACTTTATTAAAAATATCTTTTCCTCCACTTAACCGCCATTTCGGGGAACAATTCCTCTAGAGTTTTAAAATACTTATCGAGAAGTTCCTTTTCTTTCTCTTCTTCCTCTGTCAATTTAACGCGATCTGGGAACAAACCCAGTAATACCGTCTTAAATTGATCGAGTCTTTTAGTGAAATTCTCAAAAACACGAAACGATAGTAATGTTTCGTCTTTTATGTTTAAAACGCGTATTTCTTCATATATTCGTTCTGCATGAACCATTGTATCTATCGTAGATTTTTGTTGGCTGAGATAAAGAATATAGTTAAAGAGGATGGGTAAACCTTTAATTAATGGTAAATAATACGGGATTGATTTATAAAATTACAAGTCCATCTGGGAAAATGTATATTGGTCAAACAATTGGGAAATTAAATAGGAGAATATCTCGCCATGCTACAGAATCGGGTTGTGTCGCGATGAAGCACGCGATGGATAAATATGGTAGAGAAAATATGAAATATGACGTTATAGAAGAAAATATTCCACTCGAACATCTCGATGATCGTGAAATGTATTGGATAAATGAGTTAAACACACTCTCACCGAATGGATATAATCTTACAACCGGTGGTAGACGACCAACATTTTCTGAGGAAACCAAAGAACATCTACGAGAAGTAAGCCGTGCGAGAAAAATCGAGAGAGATGGGTATTTGGGAAGTGTACATCTGGTTAATAAAAATAGATTTATGCCCAGACTTGCGATAAATGCTAAAGAAGAAAACCTTTCACATCACAGTTTTAAAACTCGTGAAGAAGCGGTAAATATATTGATACAATACACAAAAGATCCAGATAACTTCATAAAACCTGGCACCCCTATAAGAAAACAGCGATCAGGAACCGTATATTTTCATAAAACTAAAAATCGGTGGGTTGCGAGAGCAGTGAATGATACCCAGATAGGTTTGTTCGATACAAAAGAAGATGCTGATCAAGCTCTAAATAAATATAATGAAAACGGTGAATTACCACCGCGTAAAATAAGACCTCGTGGTTCCGGAACTATAGAACAAACATATAAAGGTAAGTGGCGTGCAACAGTATGCGGGGTGGGAATAGGAACATTCGATACAAAAGAGAAAGCCGAACAGGGGATTATTCGATATAAGGAAACTGGTGTTACAAATATAACACACAGAGAAGGTGGTTCTGGAACTGTAACACTCGATAAACAATCCCAAAAATGGCGTGCACGTTCATCAGATGGGAAGTATGTGGGAACGACATTCATTACAAAAGAAGATGCTGAACAAGCTCTAGATAAATA